TGAAGGTGCTGTAGCGGCGACGGATCGCGCCAACGGCAGCAGCTTCTAGGGCATCAGCCCAGAGCTGAGCAGCTTCCTGCTGGGTCTTGGCTCTGATGAGGATGGCGGGCCCGCTGGACGGCAGCTGCGGCTCAGGCTGGGGCAGCGCAGGCGGTTGCTGGGGTGCAGAGAGCGACTCCAGGAACCAGCCGTCCATCCAGACGGCGAAGGCGGGACTGATCCAGCGGGCGAGGTCCACCGCCAGGCGTGGATGGATCCAGGTGCCACGCAGGTCATTGGGACCGGTCGTGATGCTCGCGATGAGGTCGGCCGGATTTCCGGCTGACCATGCAAAGGGGTCGGCCGGATTTCCCGCAACGGCTGCGCCACAGGACTTCTCGCCCGTGACACTCTCCGCCAAGGCGCGGATGTACTCCTGGGTGCGGTCGTTGGTGACGTAGTGGTTCCAGCGACGCCCACCGGCCTTGCACATGGCCGTGGCGTTGACGTAGCCGTCGATCTCGCGGCGCTGGATCGCGGTGCCTTTCCAGGTGCGGCACTCCAGGCCCGTGGGCTCAGCAGCGACCTGGTTCCACGGCGGCGGCAGCTCATCGGGATCGCTGAGCAGTTCAGGCTGTGCCACCAAGGCGGCCGCCTTGCGCCGCTGACGGAAGGCGTGCTGGTTGCAGGCATTGCTGCACCACTTGGCCGTCAGGGTCGTAGACGGAAACAGCAGGCCGCAGCACTGGCAGCGCAGCTGATGACGCGTGCGTCGTGTCATTGAGTTTTTCAGTCGTTGGATCGCCGGCATCGCTGCCGACCTCCAAAGCATAAGCACAGATGACCGCATCCTGTCAACAGGAAAAGGGCTGACCGAAGCCAACCCCTTTCCCTACCAGGCCTCCGATACGGTTCCAGAGAGGCCCCAACGAAGCCACTCACCGCGTCCATCCTTGCGGGCAGGACCGACCCGGCAGGGGCAGCTTATTCAGCTGCGCTACCGCTGTGACAATAGCGCTGCAGTTGCGAAACCGCAGCACCGGAAGCGGGGGTGCTGCAGGGTGCTGCAGGGTGCGGCGCTCATGCCACCAGCAACCCCAGCTGCACCGCGGCCTGATCCAGCTCCCTGCGGCTGCGGCGTGCCCTGACGGGTTTCTCCACTGGCACCGCCTGCACCTCCAGCAGCGACAACTGCAGCACCTCCGACAGCCTGCGGCCCTGCAACAGCGCCTTCAGCCGGCCGTGGTACTGCCGGATGGGGCCCTGCGGGAACGCCACGCGTCGCGGCTGGGCCCACCAGCTCAGCAGCAGGCCACGGTCTGCAGCGTGCAGGTTCTCCCAGGCCTGTTCCACCAACGCCTGCAGCGGAGCGAGGCGGTCATCTTCCGGCTCGGGGTCGTCGCAGCCATCGGCGCCATGCAGATCATCGAGGCAGCTGGTGCCGGTCATCGCGCCGAGCATCTCGCGCAGCTCGTCTGGCGTCATCCCAGCCTGCTCGGCCACCTGCTCGGCACTGACGCTGGTGTCAGCCATCAGCCGCTGCACCTTGCCCCATTGCTCACGCCAGCGGCTGGGGAACTTGATGGTGTGGCCCTTGTCGCGGAACCAGTGCAGGATCTCGCCGGTGATGAACGGGCACACCACGGTCGAGATGGCGTAGGGCTTGCCGCTGCCCGGGTTCACCCGATCCGGGTCATACCGCCTGCAGCCGCGGATCAGCCCGACGTAGGCGACGGCCTCCAGGTCGTCGTAGGGCTGCTGCGTCTTGCGATGGAACCGCCAGGCCGCCTGCCGGGCCAGGCCGAGGTTCGCAGCGACCAGATCCTCTGACGTGGCGGTGGGCGGCGGGAAGCCCTGGACACTGGGATCCATCGCCTGGGGCTCGGCCCGGGGCTTGCGGCGGCGGGGTGGGGCGGTGGTGGTCATGGCCTGGCGCCGGGGTCGGCGATGGCCGAGTAGGGCAGCCAGATGTCGCCGGACTCCAGATTGCGCGCGTGACAAAGGGTCCAGCTGCGGCCCATCGCATTCCACCACCAACAGTGGCCGTAGGGGCCGAGCTCATGCGGCTCCGGGCTTGCATCACCCAACCGCCGCGGCTCCGGCCTGTAGCCCAGCCAGTGCGCGCGCCGGGGCCTGGGCTCCCTCGCCACCGCCACCTCCCCGCCAGGCGGCAGCAGGCGGTGCCACAAGGCGCTGAGCAGACGGTTCATGGCTGGGCCTCCGGCTCGATCGGCGTGATCGTCAGCGGTGCAGGCCAGAAGCCGTGGCGGTGTTTTACGTGAGAGCTGTAGGGCAGCCATCCAAACCGCCAGTGTTGCTCTCTGCAGAAGCGAAACAGCAGCCGATCAAAGCGCCGAAGCACATGATCAAGCGGAGTTGGCCGCAGGTCGGCGGCAATGACCTCTCCGGTGAGTGGATTGCAGGCAAATACTCTCTCCAGTTGCCGGCCGTGGCGATCGTGAACCGTGGCGCCGAAGGGGTAGCGCTCTTGGAAGGCGGGGTCGGCGGCGTTGAGCATGGTCATCGGGTCGCCTCCATCTCCCGATCGACAACATTCAGCTCCGGCCCGGTCAGGAACGGCGCCGGATGGCCGCTGTATCGCTGGTAGGCAGCTCCGAGAGCAACGCGAAGGGTTAGCTCGTCGGCAAGGAGCCGGAACTCGGCCTGGAAGTCCATGCCGGTGGGCACCGGGCAGTCGGCCCGGCCGAAGGATTGGAGCAGGTCGTAGTCAGGGTGACCGCGAAGCTCAAGGCAGGAGCAGGGATGCTGATCTGCCACGTCCGCCAGGGCGCGGAACATGGCGGCGGCGTTGAGCGAGTTTCGGGGATTGAATGCCATGTCAGGCCTCGTGGTGGTAGGTGATCATCGAAACCCCGGCACAGCCGCCAGGCGCCGCGCAGGCTTGCTCGGCTCCGCCAGCGGGTCGCTGGGGCCTGGGGCCTCGCTGCTGTGCCCGTAGTGGGCGGTGCTGACGCGCATGGGGCCGGTGCCGGCGATGTAGTTCACGGCCTGGGTGGTGCTGTCCACCAGGTCGTCGTGCGCGCCGGCCGGGAAGCTCAGCAGCTGCCGCTCGTAGTCGGCCAGCCAAGCCGCACCCTGCGGGAACAGGATCCGGCCCTGCTCGAACTGCGGCGCCGCGGCATTGGCACGAGCGGCCTTGCCGCCCAGCGGCCGCACTGCCCGCAGGCTGAAGCCAGCCGCGCGGCGCTTCAGCACGTCGATCACCGCGGGGCCGTTGGCGGCGTCCTCGATCACCAGCTCCGAGAACCGCCAGCGCTGCCAGGCGCCCTCGATCGCGGCGACGGTGGCGGTGAAGCCCATGCGGCGGTTCAGCAGGTCCAGCAGCAGCAGGCCATCGGGCCGCTGGCCCCAGATCGTCAGGCCCACGAAGTCGCTGCCGGCGCCGTCCTTGAACGTGCAGTCGATGCTGGCCAGGATTCGCACCCAGCCAGACTGCGGCAGCTCCGCCGGGTTGTAGTAGCGAAACCACTCGCGGATGAAGATCGAGCCGGACGCCATGGTCGGCCGCTGCTGGTAGAGCGCCTGCCACCAGCGGGAGGCGGAGGATGCCTTGATCTGCTCGAGGCGCTCCAGCGGGAACCGTTCAGGGCACAGCGGCTCACCGGGCTGCCGCCAGTCCGGGACGACGCGGCACGACGACGGCAGGGCCAGCGGCGGCTCACCGGCGATCGCAGGCAGGTCGATCACGGTCCACTCCTCCGGCCGCTCGGTGTTCGCCTCGCGCTCCAGCAGGAACCCGGTGAGGTCGTCGAGGTGCCAGCGGGTCTGGATCACCACCTGCGCAGCTCCAGGCTCCGCCCGGGTGGAGAAGACGGAATCCCACCAGTCCTGCGCGCGCTGCCGGTAGGTCGGGCTGTCGGCCTCCTGGGCGTCCTTCACCGGGTCATCGACGATGCCGAGGCTGTAGCCCCGGCCGGTGGCGCCACCGCCAACGCCTACGGCCCACATGCCGCCTGCTGCGGTGGTGTTCCAGCGGTTGGTGGCGCGGCTGGCAGCGTCCAGCGTGCCACCGTTGGCCTGGTAGTAGGCCCGGGCCTCGCGGCTGAAGCCTTCGGCCAGCTCAGCGCCGTAGGAGGCCAGGCCCACCCAGCGGGTCGGGTGCCGGCGCAGGTAGTAGGCGGGGAACAGGCGCGAGGCCAGGAGGCTCTTGGTGTGCCTGGGCGGGAGCATGATCACCAGCCGGGTGAGGCTGCCATCAGCGACCGCCTGCAGGGCGTCGATCAGGGTGTCGACGTGCCGGTAGAACTCGAAGGTCGGCGCGACGGCGGTGATGAAGTCGCGGAAGGTGCCGACGGTGGAGCCGGCAGTGGACTGCGTCAGCGCTGCAAGATCGAGCGCGGCGAGGCGAGCGTCGACATCAAGTGTCGGCATCGGTCCTGGCGGCTAGGCCACGGGCCTGCAGCTGCAGCAGCACGGTGCGTTCTTGCTCGGGTGGGAGGCCAGCAGCGGCGATGGCATCCACCACGGCGCTCATGGTGCGGCGTTCAACGCGACGTTCAGCGGCGGCATCGCTGAACTGATCGCGTGTGATCGGGTGATGCGTGAGCAGCCAAGTGATGGCGTTGACGTTGCCGAGTTCAGCCTGACCGTGCAGAGATTGCAGGTACGACTCTGCAATTTTGGAAGCGCCTCTATTGATGACTCCCCACAACCGTCCTTCGTTTGTGGAGTCGTCAGATTCGCGGCCTTTTTTGATCCAGCGCTCCCAGGTTGTTTTTGCGACACCGAGCCTGGGCGCCATGAGCGCGTGCGGCAGGCCAAGGTCCGCCATCTGCTGAGCCTTGGCGATCAGCTCATCGGTCAGCGTTGAGGGCCGGCCACCAGGCACGCGAATCAGGGATGGAGTGTTCGCAGCTTAGCCCCTTGCGGTTGTGGAAGTGCAGGGCTGTGGAGCTGCAGTTGCTGGCTTGCCGACGGCGATGGATCCGGGCAGCACCGCCTCGATCGGCAGGACGTCGAGCTTGGCGTAGGCGTCCAGCGATCGCTGGCTGCAGAGGAACTCACGGCAGACGTGGCCATTGGCCGCCAGGGTCACGGCGTAGGTGTGCACGCTCGGCGTCCAGAGCGGCTTCCTGAACGTGGAAGCGTGCGGCCAGTGGCCGGACTCCCAGATGCCATGGGAGCGAGCGGCGCCGTGAGGGAAGCATTCGCGAATCCAGGGCAGCTCGAGGCCTTCGGGCTTGAACCAGATCAGCTCCACCTCGGCAGCCAGGACTGCGGCGTAGCGAGGGCGTGCTGAGCGAGCTTCGGTGGTGGGCATGGGTGGCGTGGCGGTGGTTCGACGGTAGGGCTGGCCCGCATTACAGGGCTGTAATGCGGCGTAATGCCGAGATCCCAGTCCCTGACTGGCGTATTACGTTATTACACCTATTACTAGAATAAGATATATATATAGGAGGGGTCTCGGATCGTCATGCGATCACGCGCACGCGCATGCGTACGCGCCTATGGGGGGTGTGTTTCGCGGAGCGTAATTCGTAATTTCGTAATTTCGGGGCCAGATTCCAGGCGCCGCAGTCGATCTGAGGATTACAGGGCCCGTTATTCGAGCCTTTCGGACCTTACGGTTGCAGCTCGTCAGCCGTGATTGGTATCACTGTGGACCGTTTTGCGCCGATGCCGGCGAAGTGGGTTGGCTTCGCTGGAGTGAGGGCACCTGTGATGCGCCGTAGGGCCGATCGGTAGGCGCCATTGCCCCATGGGGTGGCCCTGAGCAGCTGATCAAGCTGCGCGTTGCCATTGGCGACCGCCAGGAAGTGGCCGGTGGCCTGTTCGCCATCGGGGAGCTTCTGGCCATCGCGGAACACCTTGAGGCCGTAGCGACCGAGGATCGGCAACAGCTGATCCCAGACGGTGGAGCCCAGGGACTGCTGGGTGGCGACCGCCTGCACCATCTCGCCAAGGGAGGCATCCAGGCCGCCGCTGTAGCGGACGATTTGCTGCAGGATCATGTCCCGGCACTTCAGCTCATCAGCGTCGCTGGCGTCGTGCGCCTGGTGGTTCCAGTCCATGGACGCGATCCACTGATCGGCGGTGTCCAGGTCCAACAGGCCACCACCACCGGCCTCAAGGCTCCAGGCCCCGGCCAGGAGGGTGCCGTACTGATCGCCAAAGCGCTGCCCAAAGCGGCGAGCAAGGGCCTGGGCCAAGGTCCGGGCATTCTTGGCGATGATCGGCAAGTGGCCAAGCGTGCGGGCGATCATCGCCCGGCCGTTTTGCACGGTGGCAACCGAGACGATCTCCTCCTCGAACTCAAGCCATTCGCTCTTGTCCATCGGATCCTTGCGCAGCCCAAGAACGCAGAACCGGTCGATATCGGCCTTGTTGATCAGTGAGACGTTGATCGACGAGACGCAGAACATGCTGCGGATCTCAAACCCAATAGCGCCGCCAGTGGTGGTGCCCTTGTAAATCTTCCCGCCCTCAGACGAGGCGCCACGGGCCAGAGCGAGGACGTTCTGAACGATCTGCTTGTCCTTGGCTTCGTTCTGCTCAAACTCGTCGAAGACCACCGGGATGGCGTCCGACCGCAGGATCCCACGCAGGCCCGGCTCGGTGGTGCCACCTGTGGCGGTCTGCAGCACGCCACCCATGAGCGGTCGCATAAAGGTTTTCAGGATGGTGGTCTTACCGGTGCCAGCGCCACCGGTGACCCAGATGTGCGGGCGCCAGCTCAGGGCACCGCAGACGGGTGCCAGCACCATCCAGCCAGTGAGGAAGTGGGCCGATGCAGGCACCTCCCAGCGGAACCGCTCGGCGATGCTGGTAATGCGGATGGCGTCTTGGTCGCTCAGTGGCGCATCGCTGGGACCATCAAGGTGGCGCGCCTGTTCGTAGTGGTAACGGCTCGGCGGCGGCTTCAGGACGGAATGCCGCTCGCCATCAACGATCAGGCGATCCCCCAGGTGAAAGACCACACGACCATCGTCCAGCCAGGCCCCACGGCCACGGATGCAGTCCGAATCGAACACGCCGATGGCGGCCTGCTGCTCAAACAGTGACGACGCCGCAGCGGTCCAGTTGACTTTTTCCTTGCCTGGGAACAGCGTCTCCCAGTACGCAAGTGGAGCCAGTGACACCAGGTGGGTGCCGGTGTGAGCGCCACGGCTGACGCGAGTGACCTGCCCGGTGGAGTGCGGCAAATAGAAGAACCCATCGCCATCAAACCCCAGGCAGACAAACGGCGCCCTGGGTAGCGGCTCGGCGCTCGGCTGCACGGTTTGCACTGTTCCCTGCACGGTTCCGGGGTCCGCCTGCACGGTTTGCACAGTTGCCGGCGCCTCCACCGCCTTGCCGAACCGCTCGACGAGCTTTGCGGCCTGGGCTGGCGTCCAGCCCTCCTTCAGTGCATCGGCCAGATCCCAACCCTGCGGGGCCTTGCTGGGGACGTTGACCACCGTGACGGTGCAGCCGAGCCGCAGGAGTATCTGCGCCAGCTGCGCCATGGCCTTGCGGCCGACGTCATCGGCATCAGGCCAGAGCAGGACGTCGCGACCGCGGAGTGCGCTCCAGTCAGCCTTGTCGACGCTTGGCGTGCCGCCGGGCCAGGTGACGCAGGCGTGGGCGGGGAACAGCTTGGCGCCAGCGTCGATGCTGGGTTCACCTTCGGCGATGAGCACCGGAGCGCTGGCCTCACGCCGGGCCCAGTAGAGCGGCCGTGGCTTCGGTGGTGACTTCCAGGCCCACTTGCTGCCATCCCACCAGAGGGGGCGGACCTTCTTGCCCTTGACCGGATCGGGGAACCTGCAGACGATGAAGTCTGGTGAGTACCGCCAGAAGGACTCAGCGCCTGCGGTCGGGGGTGCGGGCCGCTCGATGGCAATGCCGAGGTGCCGCTCGACGGCAGAGCAGGCGTCCTGCAGGGACCAGCCACGGACACGCATGAGGAGGTCGATGCCGGAGCCGGCGCCACCACGACCGTCCTTGCCGCCGCACTGATTGCAGTACCAACCGCCGGGGCCGTCGTCATTGTCCCAGCGGTAGCGATCGGTGCCACCGCAGGCGGGGCATGGCTGATGGCGATCGGTGAGCTGAGTGGAGGAGAGGCCGCCAAGCTCCATCAACAGCCGGGGCCAGTGCCCTGCTGCGGCGTCGAGGATGCCGGGCATGATCAGGCGGTGGCGGTGGCTTGCTGGCGATCGGCGAGGATGAGCTGACGGATGAGTGCCGCGCGTGAGATGGTGCGTGCGGCAGCCTGCTGATCGAGGTAGTCGACGAGCTCACTGCTGAGCTGAACGGAGATGAGGCGATAGCCGGCCGGCGGTTTGCGGTAGGTCACGGTGTGGTGGCGATGCGGTCACACGGTAGCCGCAGCAGCGCTGCGGTTGTGCAATCACAGCGCTAAGCTGCTGCAGCCACCCGACGTCCTGCTCCAGGCGGCGGCTGCCCACTGGCCGGACCAGCTGGTGGAGTCAGCAGCTTTCCGCGCCCCCACTGGTCCGATCGCGGACTGCCGGCGGCTCCATGCCTGCCATTGGCGATCTCCGGCCGGCAGCAAGCGGGATGGGTGGCACCACCACCACTAGCGCTGTGGATCCTCAGGGTTGCGGTTGTGGATCCGCAGGGTGTACGATCTGATCATGCGGAACAAGGCCAGCTGCAACTGGCCCCGCCCCTGGCCTCCGGGCCGCAAACCATCGCCCAGCCGGGAGGCTGGTTACATCATGCTTGAGCATCCCTAGCGGCTACTACCTGTCGCGTGAGTGGCGACAGCGCCGACAGCAACGCCTCGACCTGGATGGCCACACCTGCCAAGGCTGCGGGATCACCCGCGAGCAGCTTGAGCAGCTGGGCTGGCCGCCGCTTCAGGTCCACCACAAGAACGCCGGACCGCCTGACTACAGATACCCGTCATTCGGCAACGAGCAACTGTCAGACCTTCTGACGCTTTGCGCAGAGTGCCACGACGGCATCACCGATTCAGTCAGGCGCCAGCGCTTCAAGTTGGACCCACGAAAGCAAGTCGACGCTGTGCATGTTGCGGCGCCTTCATTGACAACGATTCCCATTGCACGAAAGCAACGTGTCCAACCTTCCAACGCTCAAGATCCGTTTGCAGGGCGTGAGCCCGCTGTTGTGCCACAACGGTCAGACCGCCGATCCGCGAAATACCTACGCGAAAGCGATGAAGGCCGTGAGCAGCAAGCGCAAGAAGACCGACGCCGACCTTGATGAGCTGGCCCGACTGGAGTGGCTGGCCGGGCTGTACCGCTCCGGTGCTGAGCTGGTGATTCCCGACTACGTTCTGGAGTCCACCATGATCGGGGGCGCGAAGAAGTCCAAGCGTGGCCCTCAGGCCAAGTGCGGGCTGTTCTTCACGGAGCACGCCGTTCTGAGCTTCACCGGCAAGCCGGCTGAGATCACCGATCAGAGCCTGGCCGAAATGTTTGAGTCGGGCGACTTCACCCACACGATCGGCGTTCGCGTCGGCATGTCCAAGGTGATGCGCACCCGGCCGATCTTCCGCAACTGGAGCTGTGAAGCTCTAGTGCAGTACGACCCGGACGTGTTGAATCAGCGCGACATCGAGGAGATCGCCATCGACGCCGGCAAGCTCGTTGGCCTGGGCGACTGGCGCCCGAAGCACGGCCGGTTTGATGCCGAAGTGGTGCCGGTAGTTCAGCACCTGAACAGCCTGCTCGCCGTCGCTTGATGTGCTGGGCGGCCTTTGGCGTAAGTCCCAGCGTGGCGCGTTTCGGCAGGGCTAGCTTCGTTTCGGCAGTGCCTGTTGCGGTAGTCCGAGGATTGGCTGGGCCCGGCGTGGCATGGCAAGGGCTGCAAACAGCAGCGCAGGGGGCTTCGGCCTCCTCCGCTGCTCTTTCGGGAGCAGTTATGGCCGGGCGAGGCGAAGTGGGGCAGGGCGAGACGGGGTCCGGCAGGGTCCGGCTCGGTGTGGCAAAGCCACAGACGGTGGCACGGAGCTTCTTTCAGAGGCTCCCTGCCATCCTCAGGGATGGTCGTGGCGCGGTGAGGTCGGGTCGGGCAAGTTCTGCATGGGCGTGGTGAGGCACGGCCTGGTTGGCCAGTGTCCGGCAAGGGCTGCGACAGCAGCACGGAGGGCTTCGGCTCTCCCTGCTGCTCTCACTGAGGGCAGATTGGCCAGGGCTCGGAGCGGCCCGGTCGGCTTCGGTAAGGCTAGGTCTGGCCAGCTGTGGCGTGGCGCGGCAAGGGCTGACGATCTCAGCACTGAGCCCTTCGGGGCTCTCTGCTGGGTTCTACGGAATCCAGTTAGGGTGAGGTCGGGCAGGCCAGGGTGCGGCGCGATCCGGCAGAGCGTGGCGCGGCGTGGCGGGGCAGGGCAAGGGCTGATCTCAGCGCGGAGGACTTCGGCCTTCCCCGCTGGGTTCTACGGGATCCAGCTATGGCGGGGCATGGCGCGATCAGGCAAGGCCAGGCTGCATATGGCCAGGCACGGTCGTTTACGGCGAGTTAGGGCGCGGTTGCGTTCGGCCGGGCAAAGGCAAGGGCTGACGATCTCAGCGCGGAGGGCTACGGCTCTCCCCGCTGAGTTCACCGACAATCATTAAGGCATGGCAACACGAAAGGACAGCAACAGGCGATTGCTTCAGGTCTCACTGAAGCCGGACTTCTATGTGCGGGTGCAGCAGCACTGCGCAGAGTTGGATGTGCCCATGGCGATCTGGGTTCGAGAGCTGATCAAGCGGGAGCTTGAGCATGATTGAGCTTCGCCCGCGCCAAGCAAAGGCCATCGCCGACGTTCGCGCGGCGTTCGCTAGCGGCTACAGGGCTCCTGTGCTGGTTGCGCCCACCGGAGCCGGAAAGACTTTTACCGCGATTGAGATCGTCCGCCTCACCATCGCCCGCGGCCGCTCCGTCTGGTTCCTGGCCCACCTGCGCGAGATACTCGACGACACCGCTGCCAGACTCACCGCTGCAGGCATCAGCTACGGGAGCATCCGTGCGGGCCGATCGTCGGACTACTCGAAGCTGGTGCAGGTGGTTGCGGTGCAGACCGCGGTGCGTCGCCAGCGGCTGCCACGGCCGGATCTGATCATCATCGACGAGTGCCACCTGGCGGTCGCCAACAGCTACCGGCAGGTATTGGCCGCCGCAGCCAATCCGCGAATACTTGGCCTCACCGGCACTCCCCAGCGCCTCGATGGCCGCGGGCTGGGCGAGGTGTTCGACGTGCTGGTGCACACCTGCACCACGGCCGAGCTGATTGACGAGGGCCTGCTGGCGCCGATCAGGATCTTCGCGCCGCCTGGAGTGGACCTCTCCGCGATTGGCCGCCGTGGTGGCGACTTCGACCAAGGCGCTGCCGGTGCGGTGATGAACAAGCCGCAGGTGGTAGGCGATGCGCTCAGCCACTGGCAGAAGCTGTGCGCCGGCCGGCGTGGCGTCTGTTTCTGCACGACGATCGCTCACAGCCAGGCCGTCGCTGAGCAGTGGCAGCGGGCCGGCTACCGGGCTGTGGCCGTGCATGGCGGCAGCGACGACGCCGAGCGCCGGGAGGCTGTGGCGGGCCTGCGGGCTGGCCGGCTCGACCTGGTGGCCTGCGCTCAGCTGTGGATCGCTGGCGTTGACGTGCCGGAGATTGACGCAGTGATCTGGTTGCGGCCGACCCAGAGCCTGACGGCATGGTTGCAGGGCAATGGCCGGGGCCTGCGGTGTGCGCCAGGCAAGCGCGACCTGCTGATCCTCGATCACGTCGGCAACAGCGGCCGCCTGGGGCATCCGCTGACGGTGCATGACTGGACGCTGGAGGGCCGCGTCAAGCGCCGCGCCGGTGAGCGGCCGGTGAGCGTCCGTGTCTGCGTGAGCTGCTTCGCTGCACTCCCGTCCCGCACCACCACCTGCCCCGAGTGCGGCCACCAGTTCCAGCCAGAGCGGCGCCAGCTGGAGCACATCGAGGGCCAGCTCGAGGAGGTGATCGCCCGCCAGGCCCGCCGCGCCGAGCAGTCCAGTGCGCAGTCCCTCGCCGACCTGGTGGCCGTCGGTAAGCGCCGCGGGATGGCCAATCCTCACGCCTGGGCCCGGCACGTCATGGCAGCCCGTGAAGCGAAGCGCGAGCGCAGTGGTGTGGTGAAGGTGGCATGAGTCAATACCCAAGCTGGCTTCCCGCGGAAACTGAGTTCCTTGAAAAGATGGCGGATGATCTGCCATTCCCTGATCTGGTGCGACGCATGCAGGCTCGCGCACGTCGAATGGGTTGGCCGTCCCGATCAATGAAAGCGATCGCCCTCAAGCTCGCACGTTGCGGCCACCGCGCCAGGGTTAGGCACGGTGCATGGGTGACATCCGGTGGCGTTGCCGACCTGATCGGATGTCCTCCCAGCAGAATCGTGAAATGGCTGCAGCAGCCAAGCATTCTGGAGATCCTGCAACCGCATCAGATTGGTAAGGTCCGTTACTTTGATCGCGCTGCATGGCGACGACTGGCGAGGATCTATCCCCGTTTGCTGGGTGGTTTCAGCGCAGATCGGTTGTTTTTGTTGTTGGAGGATCGCGAACTGGCTGATGCTGTTGCATCTCAGTATCCTGTTGAGATTGGTGATTTCAGAATCCGCTGCATTGAGACTGGTCAAGTGTGGCCATCAAGCTGTGCAGCAGCTGAGCAGCTGCACATCAGTAGTAGTGCGATCAGCCTAGCGATACGGAAAGGTCGGTCGGTCACTTCGATCGGATTGACGTTTGAGGCGTTACGGAGGTCAGCATGATCGACCCCACGTTCCTCGCCAGCCTGCGGCAGCGACACCGCGCTGAGATGGTGCTGGTGTTGGTGCAGTTGGAGCAGGTAGCCCCGGGATGGTGGTTGACGTTATCGGAACTGGCGGAACAGCTTGGAACCGATCGCGCCACGCTCAACCGCAGCCTGAGCAAACTGGACGAGCTGAACCTGCTGCGCTACGTCTCGCTGAGCAACTGCGGCGGCACCTGGATCTGGTGGGTTGCAACCCATCAGGGTGCTGCACCGAACCCCAAGGATGAACCGGGGTGGATGCTGCGGGACATCAAGCAACGGGTGACGCAATACGTGCCGATCAGTGGCCGATGGCGGTGGGCGGATCGGCACCGCATCAACCACAACACGCTGCGATCGTTCCTGGCAGGCCATCAGCAGACGATGGCGGGTCGCTGGCAGATCGTGAGCAGCCCGATGGATTGCTGCGGATCTGCATCAGCCCTTGCGGATGCGTAAATGCAGCGCATAGAACGAGGTATGGGCCAGCGGGCGGCAACCCCTGACCCATGATCACCCTGCCTGAACAGGACGATGACACGATTCAACAGCCCAATGGGCCCGGTTGCAAGCCCGGTGCCGCCATGTCGCCATAGCCCGCAGCGGATCACGGTGACGATCAGCTGGCAGACGCATCAGCGTCTGATCAGTCGCAGCGACGATGAAGGCCGGAGCCTGAGCAACCTGGCGGCGCATCTATTAGAGCGAAGCATCAACAGCTGAACGGCAAGCTGACTGAACAGCAGTGATGCGATGGCCTGGGGAGACTGGATGTGCCCGGTGCTCGGGCCAGAGCATCAGCTGGAGCTGGAGCGGCAACGGCGCAGCATCGCCAGCTACGACCTGACACAGGCCCGCGATGTGCTCTGGCGGCTGGCGCAGCTGTGCCTGCATCAGGAGTTGATGCTGCGCGGCGCCACGAAGCGCATTGCGGAGCTGGAATGTCGGGAGGTGTTGAGGTAGGTGCCGAGCCTTCGGTACCGTTTCAGGCGAGCCCCATCGAAGCCCGCCACGGCGCCACCCTCGCGGACAGGCCGACTCGGCCAGGCCAGTGTGGCATAGGCACAAAAAAGCCCCGGTCTCCCGGGGCTGGTGCTTCAGGCGGCCTGGCTGGCAGCGCGGCTGGCTTCGGTGAGAACCCGGTCGATCCATGCGTGGTCCGCCTTGTAATCGGCGAGCCGTTCGTCATCGACCACCAGGTCCGACCAGTCGTTGCGTTCCAGGTCATCGGCGAGATCATCGAGGTAACCCTCGATATCTCCGTAGACGCAGGCGACGCGATCCCAGTTTGGGAGCGACTGCAGAAGCCTGATTGCCATCAGGGCCTGTGCGGTGTGGTTCATTTGTCGAGGTGCGATGGGCGCCACCGGCCTCCCGGTGACTTATTCAGAATAGCGCACAGCGTGACGGTCCGCGAGTTGTAGGCATGAAAAAGCCCCGGACCTAGTCGGGGCGGTGGAGGACTGGTCAGTCCAGCTCATAAGCCCGGCAGAGTCGGTTGAACTCAGCCAGGTCGAACCGTGGATCGGCCATGAACACGTCCAGCCGATCAGACAGCATGTAGTACCTGTCCAGCGTTTCAAGGCTGAGGCTGTTGATCAGCTTGCGCTGAGTGCGGACCGCCATCACGGTGACGGTGTTTTCCAGAGTCCAGAGGCAGGGAGCGGTCATGACTGGTGATGGGTGGTGGGAGCGCCTCCGCCCCCGATGTCACCAATGGTAGCGCACAGCGTGACGCCCTGCCGCCCTCCAGCGGAGCGGTTCACATACCGTCACGCTTCTGTGCTTTGGCCTTGCGCACCCGTTCGGCCTTGAAGGCCCGTCCTTCAGGCGTCAGGCGCTCCCAGCAGCGGCTGCAGAGGATGCCGCGGGCACCGCGGTGGAGCAGCCCGCAGGCGGGGCAGACCGGCTGCTCTTTGGGTGGCAGCCGGCCGGCCTTGCGTTCGCGGTACCGGCGGGCGCGCTCGGCACTGGTGGGGTCAGGCATGACGGTGTATGCGGTGGTTGGTTGTGCCCGGATAGGCTCCCGGCGTGCCGTGGGTGGCTCAAACGTCGTCAATGTGAATGTTGACCCAATCGAGGCATTGCTTGGCGGTGTAGAAGTAATAGTGCTCGCCACACCAAGAGAGCCTATATCCCTTTGTGTTGTCAAAGACGCAATCAACCAGGTGCCCCTGAAAACCTGATTCGTGAGTCAGGAATGCAAGGCGGGCTTCGTTGATAGAGCGGATCATGTCTGGTGATGGTGGTGGCGGGCCTCCCCGCCGGTCACCACAAGTTAGCGCATGGCGTGACGGTCTGGCAACTCTGTTACCTGGCTTCACACGGCAACCTGAGTCACCAGCCTCGCCACCATGGCCCGCCGCGGCAAGGACTTCTACAAGGGTCTCGACTTCACCCCACCCGCTGGCGCTGCTGCAGCTGCTCGCCGTGCCCTCGATCGCCGGCAGCAGGCGCCGCCATCGCAGCGCGGCATGACATCGGTGGGTCTGGCCCGGGCCCGGCAGCTGGCGAACCGGCAGGAGCTCTCCCCACAGACGATCGATCGGATGGTGAGCTACTTCGCCCGCCACGAGGTCGACAAGCGGGGCTCCAGCTGGAGTGACTACGGCAAGGGCCGCCAGGCCTGGGATGGCTGGGGCGGTGATGCCGGCGCCGCATGGGCCCGGGGCCTGGCCCGCCGGATGGATGCAGCAGAGAAAAAGCCCCGGCGGTGAGGCCGGAGCTGATGCCCGTTCTCTGCGCTGATGATGGCCTGTGATTGCGCAACCGTACCGCCATGCCATCGGAGCAACACATCCAGCAGCAGATCCGCCTGGCCCTGAGCCGTGGCCCGGTGCGGCTGTGGCGTAACAACACCGGCGCCATGCGTGATGACCGCGGCCAGCTGGTGCGCTTCGGCCTGTGCCCCGGCAGCGCGGATCTGATCGGCTACCGCTCGGTCACGATCACCCCAGACATGGTGGGCCAGCAGCTGGCGGTGTTCACCGCGGTGGAGGTGAAGTCCCCGACCGGCCGGCCGACAGCAGAGCAGACCGCCTGGCTGGAGCACATCACCGCCGCCGGCGGCCTGGCCGGCATCGCGCGCAGCATTGCCGACGCACAACGCATCGTCGGGTCTGGCAGCGCATCGGCACCGATACGATGCGGCAATCACAGCGTCCCAGAATCAGAACGTGGCAACATCAGCGCGTCAGGCACAGGAGCGACTGGAGCGAGGCCATCGGACGTTCCCCGCTCTGGTGGCGTACTGGCGCGGTCGCAGCGGTCTGTCGGCGACGCAGCTGGCGGCCATTGCGGCCTGGGGCCTGGGTGAAGCCGGGTGGTTGCACAGCCCGATCATCAGCCGTATCGAAAACGACCGACTGAGCCGTGGCTGCAGCCTGAAGCAGCTCCTGGCATTCGGTGCGGCGAACGGCGCGATCTGGAGCTGGCAGACCGAAGGGGTGAAGGCGGCATGGGCCCGGTACGGCCCACACACCGATTGGGCGGTGAAATCGGAGTGGCTGGATGATGCGATCTGGCTGCCGGTACCAGACGATCAGACGCATCCGCTGGAGTTTGCGGACCTTGCGGAGGTGCTGGTGGGCCGGCTGGAGCTGCCATATCTGGGCGCGGTGTCGCTGGGCCATGCCGACGCTGAGGCGATGAGCGGTCGGCTGTCCGATCTGTTGAATGCCGCGATTGCAACCCAGGCGCTGCCACCACGGGAAGGGCTGGCGGCATTGATGGCGGCCTACCCGACACGGGATCCCAACCGCCAGAGCCGGCTGATGGCGCTGTTGATGGGCAGCGGTCGCCTGAGTCGCGATGAGCTGGAATCCGAGCTGTATGCCATGGCGGAGACGCTCAGGGTGCTGCGTGATCTGCCGGCGGGCAGCTATGGGCCTGGCGATCTGGCTGCAGAGTTGTCGAAAGCCCTGCCGCCGTCCGAGTAGCAACCCAGAGCCTGGCCCCATGCAGCCAGAGCTCGACAGGCGTGATGTCGTCATCGGCCATGCAGAGCATGCGCCAGACGGCATCGGCCTGCTCTGCGGTGGAGACATGGATCTGGATCGGCTGAGACATGGGCGCGGCGCCACTAAAGCACTGTTCTAGTACAGCCGTGCTAGTGCGGGCACACTGCAGCGGCGTTGTCATATTGCCTGGCGCGCTGCGGTTTCACAAGTGCCACGGTATGATTCTGCAGCCACCACACCACCGCGACCCATGGCGACCACGACAATCCCCCCCAGTTCCGCGCTGGCGACGACCGGCGGCACCAGCCTCAGCCTGCAGGTGCAGTCGCCGGATGATCTGCAGCGATTGGCCCGCATGTTTGCGGCCAGCGGTCTGTTTGGCCGCAACCCCGGCAACCCGGATGCCTTGATGGCTGAGTGCGCCATCAAGATCCTTGCCGGCATGGAGGCCGGCTTTGGCCCGTTCGCTAGTGCCGCTGGCGTCTCGGTCATTAACGGCCGCCCGGGCTTCGGCGCCAACCTGCTGGCCCAGGCCATCAAGCGGCATCCGCAGTACGACTACCGGGTCCTCGAGAAGACCGACACCATCTGCCGGATCAAGTTCCTCGCCGGCAAGGAAGAGCTCGGCGTTGAGACGTTCACGATCGCCATGGCCGAACGTGCCGGCCTGATCAAGGGCGGCGGCCCGTGGCGCCAGTACCCCGAGGCGATGTT